CACATTCTCGTCCGGATTTAAAATATCATCGGTGACAACAGATAAGGGTGATTCTGATCTAATTTGTCTTTGTGGAATAGGTACGTTAGGAAGATTTGCCATAACCCTTTTAGGAGTAGAATATACTGCACTAACCATTTTTTTATAATATAACTGAATATTTTATTTCAATTCTGATTTCAATTATTATTTCTAAACGGTTGTAAAATTTTTTTTTCTTTTTTTACTCCGTCTCTATACAAATTTCATTATTTTCTGGCTTTTGCTTTTTATCCATAAATACTAAATAAATATTTTTAAATTGTTTATTGTTTTAATTTTATTTAACTATTAATCTAAATAAAATTAAAGAAACTTATTATTTTTCGTCGTGTGGGGACATGACCCCACTTTATTTATGTAATAATTAAAATAAAATTAAAGAAATTATTCTATCGCGTGCGAAGTCGCCGTAGCGACGGCTTATGACGATTTTCCCGCTCTTCTTCTTTTTATTATCAATTTTATTTAATTGATTTTTTGAAGCTTACAAGAACTACATTTTAAATTATCAATTAATTTTTGCTTATTATTATTTTCTTTATAATCATAATCACAATTATGATTTTCAGGTAATTTATGGAATTTACAATACATTTTTTCGCATTTACAAGGATAATCTGTTATTTTAATCTTTTTAGTGCAACCCTCAAAAGCACAAACATTTTTTGTATCTTCGTTAGCCATATTACCTTATAATAGTTAAATAATTTATTTTTAATAATTTTAAGAATAAATTATTTTTATTCAAATTTAAGAATAAATTATTTTATTCAACATTAACAGGATCTTTATTTGAATCATCTGTAGTTTCAATATTATTTTCTAAGGTTTCTTCCAATTCTTCTACTTTAGAATCTTGTTCTTCTTTTTGTTTTCTACGTTCTAAAATATCACCTAAACCATGATCATTGTCTTTTTGTTTTCCTACAATTACATCTTCTGCTTCAAATAATTCTTTACGTAAATCAGCAGTGGATACATCATCATCTTCACCGTCACCAAATAGTAAATTCTTACCAGGAACATCCATTCTATCAGCATTAATTAGATTACCTTCTTCATCAATTGTTTGCATTAATTTATTACCTTCTTTTTCTGCCTTTTCCATATTTTCTTCAATAGCTTTCTTTTTAGCATCTTTAACTCTCTGTTTGAACTGTTCTTTAGAAACTTCATCATTTTTCTTCTTTTGGCTCATTAATTCATTTAGCTCTTTTTCTAAATATTCTACTTTACCAGTTTTGTATGCTTCGGGATGGAAAGGCATCCACATACCAACTGGTCCAACATATACATCATGATTTGGATCTTCTTGACGTAATAATTTACAGCGCTGTTCTGCTTCTTCTTGTGACGAAAATACACCTCGTACTTTAATGCCACGAGTATTTGTTTGAAAATCATTCAATTCATCATATTCTTTTTGTAATTGTTCTTCTTTAGCATCAACAAAAGATTTATATTCATCATCTATTGTAGTTAAAAATAAATTGTCTTTTTCTTCTTCAACAAATTCTTCCATATCTTTAGAAAGTTTATTAAAATCAATACTATATTTGTAGCTAATATAATTTAAGAACTGAGTATATTTTTCAAAAGTTTTCTTGAATTCAAAATTTTTTAAAAATTTTTCAAAAAAGAAAAGTTGTTTATTTTTAATAATATCTTCTGGTGAAATAAAACTTAAGCAAGCAAATTTTTGTCCAGCGATTGGTTTGTCTTCATCTAAAAGATCAACATATTTAGTATTTTCAGTATGAGTGTTTAAATCTTTTGTTTTAGATTTAGCACTTTTTTTTGTCGACATATATATTCTCTATTAAAATATTAATTTTAAGTATTTTTAATTATTATTTATATAATTTTTATTTTTAGAAAATTTTTTATTTTAATTTTAATTATTAACTAATTTTTATTAATTTTTATTATTAATTTTATTGTTATTAATTTGTATATTTAATCATATATTTTTTTTCTTCATATTATTTATAAACAAAATGAATCCAGGAATGGGAGAACTTGTCAAAAGAGCTATCAAATATTTAGTTGAAGGTTTAATGGTCGCCATTGTTGCCTTTGTTGTTCCTGCCAAAACCCTTAAATGGGATGAAATTGCCATCATTGCTTTAATGGCTGCTGCTACATTCTCTATTTTAGATACATTCACACCATCAATCGGCTCGAGTGCTCGTTCGGGTGCTGGATTCGGTATTGGTGCCAATCTTGTTGGTTTCCCAAGATTCGGTTAGACAACAAAAAATATTATTTTTTCTTATAAAAAATCATATTTTTTATATTATAATTATTAAAAATTTTGGATGTTGTGATAAATTTTTCAATACATAATTTTATGGGGGGATATGTCCAACAACTTAAAAAGCCCAAAAAATGGCAAAATCCAGTTTTACACCATTTTACATAACAAAAATTATATTTCTTAAAAAGTGAAATTTTTATTTTTTTCAAAAGAAAGTCAAATTTTTTGAAAATGGACATTTTAAAAATGTCCCATTTTAAATTCACGAATACTTTTATAAAAAATAATATGAAAATTATAGTATTTTTACTTTATTACCATAAAAGCTAACAAAATTGGATTTTTCTTTTTTAAAAAAATATAAAAAAATAAAAATATATATAAAAATAAATATTTAGGAGTTTTTTTTGTTATCCATATATATAAAAAAATGGATAACAATTTTACGAATTTTACGCCTTTTAAATTTGTTTGTGAAAAATGTGACTATAAAAGCAATAAAAAATATGATTATAATAGACATATTTTAACAGCAAAACACATAAGGATAACATTGGATAACAAAAAAACTCTTTTTGATGAAAAAATTTTTAAATGTGAATGTTCTAAAGAATTTAAATATCGTTCTGGTCTATCAAAGCATAAAAAAAAATGTACTTTTAATAATGATAACAATCAAATAATAGAATATAATCAAGATGTAACGTCAAATGATAATAAAGAATTGAAGGGTTTAGTATGTAAATTAATAACTGAAAATAATGAAATAAAAAATACAATAATAAAAGAACATAATGAATTAATAAAAGAAAATAAAGAATTGAGAGCACAAGTAAGTGAATTAATACCAAAAGTAGGTAATAATAATACTACAAATAATATTCAAAATAATAATAAATTAAGTATAAATGTATTTTTAAATGAAAAATGTAAAGATGCTATAAATATGAAAGATTTTATAAAATCAATAGAAATAAGTTTAGAACATTTAGATTTTACAAATAAAAAAGGATTAGCAGATGGATTGAGTAAATCAATAATAGATAATATGAATAAGCTTTCAGTTTATGAACGTCCATTACATTGTACTGATATTAAACGTGAAACACTATATATCAAAGATGACAATGAATGGTCAAAAGATTCATCAAAAGAAAAAATAAAACATGCAATAAAGAAAGCATCATCCAAAAATTATAATGCTTTACAAGAATGGAAAACAGAGAATCCAGATTTTATGGAAAATGATTTAAAACAAGAATATTTCACAAAAACAATAACAACAATAGGAAAATCAGTAGAAAATATTGATACAAAAGTTATCAAAAATTTATGCAAAGAAACATATGTAAAAGATAATTTATCTAATTAAAATATTTATAAACAAACTGGAAATAATTTTATTAAAAATATCGCGAATAAAATTATTTAAAAAATTCTAATTAAAAAGCTTAAATGGTCTTTGTTTTTTTAATTTATTTAATATTTTATAACTATTTTGTTTTTTAGTAGGTTTTTTGAGATTTTGTTTTTTGAGATTTTGTTTTTTTAATGTTTGTTTCTTTTTAACAGATTTTTCTTTTTCTTTTTCTTTTTCTTTTTCTTTTTCTTTTTTATCATTAGCATAAGGAATATATCTTAAAAAATGTTCTTTGAATTCTTTACTTTCACGTGAAATACCTTTTTCTTTAAAAGTTCTAAAAATCATAGCTTTTTCTGCTCTAATATCCTCTAAAGTTTGTTGTTTGCCATAGCAATTAATACTAAATCTGCGTAATAAACCTTTTTGCTGAAGGCGATTTTTTAATTGAACTTTGAATAAATATTCAGACATACATAATAAGCGATTAGCATCTAAATATTTTCTGTTAGCATAAACAAATATAAGATAAAAATAAAGCATAGTATCAATTGATGCGACTTTTATTTTTTGATTATTTATATAAATTACATTATAACTATGACAAGAATTAGATTTATAAATAGTAGCAACAAGATCATTATTAACAATAACTAAAAAATGTTCATCTACATATTCTCCAATTTCCGGTTTTTTTATAATATTTACATTATAATATCCTTCATAGTTTAATTGTTCTTTTAAAATAGTAGCACTTTCACGAGGATTCTCAGATAAAATATCAAAATCAGGAACACTATCTATAACCCGTTGTTCTTTTCTAGGCATATATCTACCATATAAACTGGCAGCATAGCCACCAAAAAATACTAATCCTTGATTAATAAATGAATCACGGGTAATATTATATATATGATTACGTTCTTCAATAGAACCTTCATAATGGCGTTGAAAATCCTGCTTAGTACAACTTACACCTTTTAATGGAAAATTTTTATTTAATAAAATTAGTCGCTTCAATACTTTTTCCCAACGTGTAACATCACCCATAGGTCTAGATAATTCCTGATATATACCCATACGTAAAAAATCAGGGGGGCAATAGCTAATAGCATTAACTTTTATGGCACTTTTCAATAAATTATTAAATAATACTTTATCTAAATAAGTAATATCGGCTATTGGTGTAAAATTAACAAATACTTTATATGTACCAGCATGAACGCCTGATTTAGCTTCAACTTCTGTAAATCCATTTTTATAATAAATATCTGCTAATTTTTTGGCATATTCTTGAGCATCTGGTGTAAAAAAATCATAATCAGGAATTTCTATATTACGATTATAGAAACGATATTGTTCTGGCAATATATTATTAATTGCTGTGCCTCCATAACAAACTGTTTTATGGGTTCTTAAAAATGTTTCTAAAATAGAAATAATATTTTTTATATCTTCAGATTGTGCTATTTTTTTTCCTACTGCAATAGTAGCATTATCAACAGCATCTCTCAATATTTTTAATTCTTTTTCTTGAAAATTAATATGTTTCATTATATATTAATAAATATTAATAAATATTAATAAATATTAATAAATATTAATAAATATAAAAAATTTATTAAATTTTAATTACATATTCATTAGGATTTATACTAACACCATTATCATATGTAGGTGATGGATTTTTTTCATATCTAACATTAGAATTTTTAATTATAAAATTGTAAGAACCATTTTTTTTAAATTGTTTAAAATAAGCAATTAACTGGCTATCTAAAGTTTGAAATTTCATAGCAATTACTTGACACCCATTAGATATAGGATTAATAATATCAAAATTATTTTTATCATTATTAATATCTGGTAAAACTATAATATATTTATTTTTTGATTCATTTTTTAGTAAATTGCTTGTACCCATAGCTTCTATTGTATTATAACGCAATAAAGGACAATAATTTGAACCGGATTCCATATTAGTTAATTCATATAATTTTGTATCTCTTAAATTAATACCAGGATAACAATTCACAATTAATATTACTCTTCTTGAAAAATATTTGATTTTTCTTAGTAATATATTATCAGCATCATAATTATCTCTGTTACATGTATAAGGCCATAAATAATCTGCTAAATATTCATTTAAATATTTTGCTGTTTTATCATAAATTATTTTATTTGTGCTCATAAATCTAAAATGTAATATCAAAGGATCATCAGCAGCTTCAGTAGATTCATTGAAAAAAGCATTTTTTGCAATATATTCTAATATTTTACCCATTTCTAAATAATTATATGTTTCTTTAATTGAATTATTATTAGCAGTTGAAGCAGCAATAATAGGTTCATTATTTAAAGAATATATTTCAAAATCTAAAAATCTTGCTCCAGCAAAAATACATTTTTCTAAAGCACAATCATTAACAAAATTATTTTTATAACCATCACCACAACAACAATTATAGGCAGCTTTAACATTATAATTTATAAAAAAAGCATTTTTACTATTATCATATGTTTTTTCTCCATCTGTATTTATATCACTTACGGTAGTTATATTATTATTTAAAGTATTATAGGTTGTGCTTTCATCAATTAAAATATTATTATTCATTATAAATGTTTTACCTCTATATTTAAATGTAAGTTCATTATATATAGAATCCATTTTATTACAAGCATTATCTTTTAAACTTAATGTATTAAATAACCATGTAAAAATAGATAATAATATAATAAAAATAACAACAAATGTAATTATGGTAAAATTACTACTAGCATTATTTAAAAATTCAGTAATTTTTTCTTTTGGATTATCCATTTTATATCTATTATTATAATAATAATATATTATTACTTAATAAATATTTATTAAATATTACTTAATAAATATTTATTAAATATTTATTTTAATAATTAATAGTGAATAAAATAATAATATAAAATTATTCTTTTATAATAAAATAGTATATATAATGGCCGGAGGTCTATTGAATTTAATAGCAATAGGTAATCAAAATATAATATTAAATGGGAATCCTACTAAAAGTTTCTTTAAAAATAAATATGCTAAATATACTAATTTTGGATTACAAAAATATAGAGTAGATAGTCGTGGAAAAAATAAAATAGAGATTTGTAAAGAAACGCCATACATAACTTTTAAAATCCCTCGTTATGGTGATTTATTAATGGATACATATTTAGTAATTAATTTACCAGAAATATATAGTCCAATATTAAGTATTAGTGGTGAATACAGACCTTATGAATTTAAATGGATAAAAAATATAGGAACACAATTAATTAAAGAGGTGCGTTTTTTTATAGGTTCGGCTTTGGTTCAAAGATTCTCGGGTAGTTATCTACAAAATATGGTAGAGCGTGATTTTGATTCAAATAAAAAAGAATTATTTAATATTATGACGGGTAATGTAGCTGAATTAAATGATCCTGCAAATTTTGCAGATAACAATAATAATTATCCTAATGTTTATTATCAAACAAATAGCGATATAAGTGGAATTGAACCATCTATTAGAGGACAACAATTATATATTCCAATTAATATATGGTTTACATTAATGACTACTATGGCTCTTCCTTTAATATGTTTACAATATGCTGAATTAGAAATACGTTTTGATTTACGTCCATTAAGTGAGTTATTTACAATAAGAGATGTATTAAATAAAGAAAATTATGACAATAATATTAGAATTAAAGCTGATCAAACTGAAAATGCTCATTTAATGTATAAATTTACTAATCCACCTGATATATCATTTATAACACGAGAGACTATATATGATGATACACGGGATAATTATAATCCAGATATACATTTAATAACTACTCAATGTTTTTTAGATAATGAAGAACGAAGATTATTTGCTAATAACACTCAAGAATATTTAATTAAAGAAGTATATGAATATGATTATAAAAAAGTAAATAAATCATCTAAAGTTAAACTTGAAAGTTCAAATGGTTTAGTAAGTAGTTGGATGTGGCATTTTCAACGAAATGATGTTAAAGAAAGAAATGAATGGTCTAATTATACCAATTGGCCTTATGAGAATATTAGACCATATAAATTAACAAAATTAAAAAATGATAATAATGAAATATATTATAGCAAACCAGATTTATATCAAATACAAGATTTATCAAAAAACATATACATTACAGGAAATTCACCAAGTGATTTTGAACAAAAAAATTTTAAAAGCATTTTAAATAGATTTGCTATAATTTGTGATGGTAAAACTAGAGAAGATGATCTTCCAGAAGGTGTATATAGTAAAGTAGAAAAATATACACGAACATCTGGTAATTCTAAAGAAGGGTTGTATCATTATAATTTTGGCTTAAATAGTGATCCACATAAATATCAACCGAGTGGTGCTTTTAATACTAATAAATTTAAAAATGTAGAGTTTGAATTTGATTTAACTTCTAATCCTCCATTAGATCCAGAAAATGTAAATTTTACAACTATTTGTGATCCAGAAACAGGTGAGGTAATTGCTACTTCTAAAGAACCAACATCAATATATCAATATAATTATGATTTACATATTTATGAAGAACGTTATAATATATTAAGTTTTCAATCAGGTTTAGCAGATTTAATGTATTCTAGATAATTTTTTATAATTTCATTATTTTTAAAATATATTTATTTTTTTATAAATATATTTTATAAATGGTTCATTTAAGCAATCCTACAACAATAGCGATTATGGTATTTTATTCTTTATTAACATTTTTCATTGGTCCTATGGTATCAAGATTATTTTTATCAGAACATCCTGATCAATGTGTAGCCGGATTTTTATTAGGTTTTACAGTTAGTGTATTATTATGGATGAAATATGGAAGAAAATATGCCAAGTAAATTTTTATATATAATATATTATATATTATATATAATATATTATATATTATATTATATGTTAATTAATGTTTTAACGTACAATATTAGTTGGGCAACTCAAGTAAATAAATTATTAGGTTCTGAAGCAGATTTTGTTGAAGAATGTCAAAAAAAATATAAAAAAGGAGGTTTACAATGTACAAAGAATGCTATAAATAATATAAAAAAATTAGATAAATTAGATTTAATAGCTTTACAAGAAGTAAATAGTAATATAGAAAAAAAAATAATGAAATCACAAACTAATTTAAAAAATTTCAAAAGAGGTAAAATAGGTTTATCAAATGTTAGTACATTATGGAATCCTGATATTTTTGGAGAATTATTAACTGAAGAAATAATAAATTTAATAGAGGGCGATGATCGACCTTGTTTAATTTTAGTATTAAAAAAAAATAATCAAATTTTTGTAATTATAAATATGCATATGCCTAAAATAAATAAAAGAATAGAAGCATTAAAAATTTTAAATAGTTTTATAAATAAAAATAAAAAAATTAATCAACATTTATTCAATGAGAAAGCAAAAATAATAATACTAGGAGATTTTAATGATATAGATACTAGAATAAATAAAAATAAGCCTTTAATTTTAAAAAATAGTAAAAAAACTATCAGATTAACATATAATAAAACAAAAAAAGAATCGAAGAAAACATTAAAATCTTGTTGTTGGCTTAAACATAAACCGTATGATTTTACAGGTGATTATATTTTAGTAAATAAAAATATAATACAAAAATCAATAGAAATTCCAGAAATTTTTAAAAATACAGGAAAAGCATATAAACTATATTCAGATCATATGCCAGTTTTTTCTACTTTAAAAATATAAGATATTTTATATTTTTGTTTTAGTTACTTTTCGCGTTCCATAACCATTTTTTATACGTGATTTTTTAGCCAATTTAAGTGCTTTAGAGTTACCCATACACCCTTCTTCTAAAATATTATAATCTACTGCAGCTGCTTTACCACCACTAATAGAACTAGCTAAACGAGCTATTCCCCAACTATGAGCTGTTTGATTTGGTCTAGAACCAGATGAATAATACGCGCCCTGACCTTTCTTTACAATTTTATTAAGAGCTTTAATAGAACATCCTGTTTTTTTAGCCAATTCTTTATTAACAGCAATATTTTTTACTTTATATATTTTCTCAGCGTTAACTAAATGTTGTGATTTTTTATTTTTATATGATGCTAAAGGTTTTCTATGTATATAAATTCCTTTTTTATAAGCATTACGAGATTTTTTTAATTGTTTTGCTTGTTTAATTTTGTCTTTTTTTGTAAGACTTTTTGGTAAATATTTAATAGGAACATTCATTATATATTA